CTTTGCCTGCTGTGCGTCGGTGATTTCGATAGTGAGTGTGATTGCCATGTGTGCCTTTCGGGTTACCAGGATGCCGGGGCGGTGACTTGCGTGCCCGGGAGCGAGGAGGGCCAGGTGTCGGTCGTGTAATAGCTGAGAGATGTTGCCCATCTGACTGACGCTGCCATAGCTGGATACTGGAACTGTCCCGATGAGTTCACATATCCGCGGGCAACGGTCGAGCCGAACACGGTGAACCAGAGAAAGTTGACAAGCCCAGCCGACGCTCTGTAACCGCTCGGCAGGGCGATAATGCCCGCCGCTATCCCTGCCGTTGACGTGACATCAAGAGAGACGGTCACAATGTTGCCGCAGCGTGTGAGCGTGGCAGTAGTGACGGTGTTGAGTCCGGCGGGTAACAGCGATGCAATGTTGCGGACGCCGGTGTCGCTGCCCGCATACCCTGGCAGACCGAGATCGCCGGTCACCGCCGACGGGGTACGCACCAGCCGGGCCGCATGAGTCGACGCCGACGGCGACGGCACGGTGACGGATGCGGCACCGGTCATCCGTACTTCCGATGTCGTGCCCGACCTGACTAGCGTCAGAGGGATTGACTGGTATGCGCCGGTCGATAGATCACTCTGCGCCACCGCCAAGTGGCCGGTGGTGGCCTGGCGCTCAATCGTCCACACGCCGCTACCGTCTACCGTCCATCTGATACGTGACGGTAGACCTACCACCGTTTCGAGGTTGAGCGTGTTGTAGCTGCTCGCCATGGTGACGTTGCCGGTACTCGTCAGCCCTGCAAGTCGTGCGCCTGCCTGGTCATAGGCGATCGCCTCGCCATCAGCGTCAGCGTCCGGCACCACCACGTTGCCGGTGAACGTCGGGTTGGCGAATAGCGCGGCCTTCGTGGCTTTCTTCGTTTCGCCCGCGGAAGTGTCAACAAGGGCCAATAGGTCGTCGTCATCAACGGCGGACAATGCAGCAAGTTCAGAAATCTTTTGATCTGGCATGATTGGCTATCTCAGCTTTCTGTTGGACTTATTCAAGCAAGATCTTGTCACCCGATTCCAACAGCAAGTGGCCACCGGATTCGGTCAACAATGCAGAGGCGGTCAAGAGTGAGTCGGTGTTGCCAAAGAGCACCAGCGCTCGGTGAAACCAAGTCAGCACAATATCAGTTCCTCAGTACCATGACATTGATCGTCGGTGTCCCAGATCCAGCAACCGCCCAAAGATCGTCACCAGGACCAAGCAGAATGGTGAGTGTGCCAGATCCGATTGGGTACCCGTCTGTCGCATCTACGTTGGCCCCGCCAATGTAGATGTCGTCTGCGGAGCCCCCCGTGAGAACAACCGTCTTCGGTAGGCCACCCGTCGCGCCTTGCGATGCCACGAGCAGTTCAGCAACAGTGCTGAGTGTTTCGATGTTGGTAAAGATTGCCATGATGGTTGCTCCTTGTTATTGACTGCGTGTCGCTTGACGCTTGCCTGGGGCTTGGCCAAGTTCTCCGGCCATCGCTTTCATCTCCTGCACGCGAGAGGCTACCTCGCGCCAGTTCGGCCACTTCTCAGCTTTGAGAACTTCGATTTCGTCAATCGCCCCCATCGCGAACAGACGCTCGGCCTGCGACTGCCGGGCACCGCGACTCGTCGGATGTTCGGAACCGGCGTCGGCCATGATCTGGAAACGCATCGGCGTGCCGTCTTCTTCAGAATTGTCCGTGGGAGCAAGCGTGTAGAACTGTCGGGCACGAAGAGCAAGACGCGACTTGGTGCCATCAACGCCCACGGTCGCGACCATGCGTGGCTCGGTGTAGAACTCAGCGATCAACGCTGCTTGCTTGGAAGTGACACCACGCAGACACCTCTCCAGATTGCGAAGGGTTGCGCGCACACGCACGAACGCAGAGTCCTGCACGCTGGATAGCACGTCTGTCGAGTTGCGCCCCGATGGGGAGAAGCCTCGGACAATAGCGGAGAGGCCAGAAATGGTTTCGATCTTGGACTCGTAATACTGGATGAGGTTGATCTGGTCGGGGTGAAGAGACGGAGGCTCCAGCCAACCGACCTCATCGCGACTCGCTCCCTTGATCCGCTGTCCAGGTCGGTTCGTCTTGGTGGTCGAGTTGGCACGACGACCCTCGTAGAAGATGGGGTTGCCAACGAGCATGATGTTCTGCTCGATGTTGGCCAGCATCCGATTGATGGACTCCTGCGGCGAGGTGAGGAACTGCACGAGCCCCGGCCCGTACCACTCGCCAGTCTCAAACAACACCATGCGATCGTAAGGGTGCGTCGTAAACGCGTAGATGTCATCGGCATACTCGTTCATGAGTACGGTGTTGCCGCACGTGACCACACACTTCCAACGGTCAATGACGCGTGCAGTGCCTTCTTGGATCGAATCATCCTCAGCGTGCGTGATGGTTTCGTGGGTACGAATCCACGTCTCCAGCACCACAACGGTGGGATCTTCGTTGATCGAAACCTTGTTGCCCCGCTCAGACGGCGCGAAGCGAGAGTTCGTAGAAGGTGAGATTGCAGCCAGGTTGACGCGTGGCTCGGTAGCGGAAGTCTTGCTCTCCAGCGCGTGCGGCGACTCGTCAATGTCCTCGGTGTGCCCAGCCATGACCCGATCAACCGCTCCGGGGAATGCCCGGTCAAGATCGTCCAACGTCATGATCTTTGCTTCCGTGATGTAGCCAAGATCCTTCGGAGACTTGGCAAGAGGATCGGGGTAGATCGTGAACGGGTCAACGCGACGGAAAGCCGCATCGCCATAACCGTCAGCGAGCCATGGCTCCCACGTCGTCTTCATGTAACCGATCTGGTAGGTGCAGACATCCCACAACATCCGCTCGATCTCGGCGTCCAAGTCGTTGCCCTGGAACGTTGCCTTCAGGGCAGCGTTCATGTGCTCGGCTACCTTGTCGTAGTAATCAGCATCGGGGCTAAAGGGAGGGATGACTGGAGTGGTCTCCGTGATCGGACGTTGATCCGTCATCCACGCAACCATCGACGCAACGATCGGCCAGATGTTGGAAATCTCAGGGGCAGGCATCCACGGTTCCGCACGAGGCGACCACGTGCGATTGTTCAAGACGCGATAGTTCTTCTTCCACTGGCCCACAAGAGGACGACGAGCATCACGAGCACGGTAGAAGAGTTCCCGCATCGTCTGCGCGATCTGCGCTTCCTTGATCTCATCGGACTCAGGAACCGGCTCGGTGATACCACGAACCGACCCCGACGCAAGGGCATCGCCCATTGCCTGCATTGAAGCCTGGTCACCAATGTCACTCATGCGGGGAAGACTATCACCAGGGGGCTTCGCCCCCCGGTACCCCCGAGTACTAACCGTTCAGGTGGATGGGCTTCTTGCCTGACGCCACACGCGCCCGGTTGGTGGAATCCAAGCCCACACCACCCGACGCCTCTACAGCCTTGCGCGTCTCGGTAGGGTCCGATGGCACATAGTCCGCAGGGATGCCGGTCTTGAGGAAGTGCTCTTCGGACTTGCGCTTGAGTTCGTCACGGAACTGCCGGTCGGAACTGATGGGCTTGCCAACGGACGTGTTGAAGTGCTCGTGCATTGGCCGGTGGACAGCAACGGAGTACTTGCGCTTGATCGGCTGGCCGCAACAATCGCGATCAAGAAGGTCGGCACGGATCTCGCTCGTGTACTCCTGGCCACACTCGCGGCATTGGTACCCGTACAGAGTCATTGGTCCCACCCTTCCCACGGCGCATCAATGGCTTCTTGCATCTCTTCACTCACTTCCGTTGGTCCATTCTCTTCCATGTGGCTGATGATTTCCCTGGCCTGCTCGACCTGACTTGTAACGGTGTAAGCGGGAACGGGCGGGTCGATGTAATGCGATGAAAGTGCAATGCCGAGCGCCATCACCCGATCATCGAACATGCTCCCCTCGCCGTTGCAGAACCCGCCCTTCTCGTCACTCACATAATCCTTCATCTCAGCGAAGGTCTCTTCGTCGTGGATCATCAGCCCGTAAGTGGTATCGCCCACGCGCTGGAGTGGCTGGCTGAGAGCGTTCACGAGGTATCCCATCGCCATTGCCTTTGTCGCCTTGTTCGTGCCCCAACCAAACACATCCGTCTGGATCTTGCCTGGCGTCTTGTCCACTTTCTGTGATTCCCAAACCATTGGATAACCAGCACCCAAAAGATGACCAACAGTGGCATAACCCGGTCCCTCCTTCTCGGGGGCGATCGTTGCAGTGTTGTAGTACTCGCCCAGAAGGAAGAGTTGCTTGCCAAACTCGATGGGGTCGAGGTGCGCGCTCAAGACGGCAGCTTGCTCCAGCGTCCTACGGTTCAGCACTTGCCCGCACGCCTTGTCCCCACTGATCGTGTGCGTAGGGTCGGCTCCGATCTGATAGATCCCCCAGTTCTGATCCGCGCTCGGGAAGCGGAAGATCTTCAACATCCCATCGGGGTTGTCCACGAACTCGACGCGCTGGCCACGCCGTTTCAGATTCCCAACACGCGGCCGCATAGGTCGGTAATGATCGAGAAGATGGTTGATATTGAATACGTTGCGACCTGTAGACAGGAAGGCTTCGTGGGGTGTGGTGGGGTACTCCTGGTGGAACTTGTCGATGTCTCCTTGGCAGAGTTCCGCGATTGCATACCTGCGCCAAAGTAGCCGCCCGTCCGAAATGCCCATTGACCTGAGCGCCTTCTCTTCGGTGGTCAGGGTCTCCAGTTCCGAGTATCTGCCGTGCTGCATCCGCGGGATGTAGGACGCGACGTACTCGGGGTGCCGGTGCCAGGGGTAGAACTTGGGAGCGAACTCTGATCTGCCAGCGGTCGCCTCTTCCCACGTCTTGTGAAAGAAGTTGCCGACACCATTCGCTGTCGATTCGTAGAAGATCATCGTGACGCCTTGCGATGGGATCGCTTGACGGAGGCCAGTCACCAGTTCCTCGGGACTGTCCCAAAACGCCACTTCTGACGCGTGCAGCGCGTGCAATGTCTTCGACCGGCCAGCACCTGTGTTCTTGGCGGTTGCGATCACAATGTTGGATTGCAGATCACTCCATGCCAGTTGCTTGCGCCCGTTGTATTGCTCGTCGTGGAACCGCTTGAACGGGTACGTGTTCCAATACCGCTTCGTCATCGTGAGGATGTGCTCGGAACTTTCAGCTTCGTGGCTGATGATGAGCGACTGGTAGCTGCGGTACATCACGGACAGGCAGAAGATGATGCCTTCGATCACTGTCGAGATACCAAGCTGGCGTGCCTTGAGCACGATGATGCGGACGGCCCCCTGCCCGTTGATCTGCTTCTCCACTTCCGTGATGAAGTCGCGTTGGGCGTAGTTCATCACGTCGCCCAGCCGGGCGGTCGTTCGATCCTTGGTAAGTATCTTCAACTCTTCTAGGAGAGGTAGCAATCTGACGACACCGCTAGGCGCGGGGATGTACTCAAACTCGGCTTTGACAAGCTCCGCGTCCGCCCAGTCCTCTTCGGTCATGAGCGTCACTTTGCGGCAATCTTCTTCTTG